ATATGAAGACGCCCAGGGTGCTATTGATGATTATGCGGAACAGTTACGCCGACTCGGAGTTTTCCCGAAAGGAGACTATAGAGATATTATGAACGGTACTCAACTTGAAGATCCAGTTGATTCCATCACAGATCCAATGGTACTGTTTCAAATTATTGATAGCGATTTAGATACTATTGTTTCAACACTACAAGATGCCGCTTATCTTGCCGGTGAGGTAGGTGAGTATGGCTTACAAAACTTCTTAGGTGATCGTATTAATGAGCATCGTAAGACACAATGGATGGTGGATGCTATCCTTGGTGAGCAAAGCGATTTAAATGGTACAGATATCGAACCTTTGGAGAACGAAAATGGCGATGAAACCCAATCCTAATCAAGCACCTAAGTTTAACTTTGGTAAGCAAGGAACCGCAGGTAAGCCTATGGGCAAACCCTTTAATGAAACAAATTTAAAGAATCCAAGCCAACCAATTAAAGGTATTCGCGGTGAGCAAATGCCAAAGCCTAATATGAATACTGAAAGCTATGGCCCTAACAATGATAGGCTCTATACTGCACTACAAAGCTCTCAACCAAACCGTATGAACTTCCCAAAAGGTGTGATACAACCTACATTAGATGTTAAACAAAATGTATCAAGCAACCCATTAAAATGGACTAAGAAAGGAAAATAATATGTTACCAAACGGAAACCAACCAAATCCAAACCCATTACAACATGGTAATCGTAAGATTCCAAATGATCCTTGTTTAAAATTGCCTAAAGGAAAATAATGACATGCCAGTACACAAAGCGACTAAAGATGGAAAGCCCGGTTATCAATGGGGTTCAAATGGTAAGGTATATACAGGTCCTGGAGCTCAAGCCAAAGCAGCCGCTCAAGGCCGTGCCGCTTATGCTAACGGATACAAAGGCGGAGGCAATAAGCCTATGCGAAATACAGGAAGAGGCCGATAAACCTTTTCCAACAACCGGTGGAATTGACTAACGATAATTATATTGTTGGTTATCCAACCATTTAGGTACCCGATTGGCGGGAATCTAATAAATATTACTACTCTTAAGGAGGCGCGAGTCCACGATGAACTCATTTAACAATCAATCGGCTTTAGACCAAGGAACTGATCCTGCTGATAATTCAGAAAATCAGGCACAAGTAGAAACAAAATCTTATACTCAACAGGAAGTTGACGCTATGATGGCCCGTATGCGCGGATCATTAGAGAAGAAACTATTAAAACCATACGCTGAATTAGGCGATCCTGAAGAACTACGCAATTTGAAAGCAGAAGCGGAACAACGCCGCCAAGCAGAACAAATGAAGCGTGGTGAGTTTGAAAAGACTCTTCAAGAACTTGCTTCGAAAAAGGATGCTGAAATCCAAAAAAGGGATTCTGTTATCAAGGAATATAAGGTCAATACGCCACTTGTTAGCGCCGCCGCAAAATATCGTGCTGTGAATGCTGATCAAGTTAAGGCACTATTAGCCTCTAATGTTCGCTTGAATAATGACGGAGAAGTAGAAGTTGTAGATAGCAGAGGAACTGTGCGTTATAATGACCACGGTGAACCGCTCGGTGTAGAAGATTTAGTGCGTGAGTTTCTTGATTCGAATCCGCATTTTGTTAGTGCTACCCCAACAACTACAAACGCGAGATCCAATGTTGCCCAAGAAGTGGGTACCGTTGATATTTCAAAGTTAGACCTCAAACTTGCGGCACATCGTCAGATATACGCGAGGGAGATGGCTAAAAGAAAACAATAATTTAAAGGAAACTTAAAATGTCATATCCATCAAATACAAATACCTCGCTGAATAGTGAATTATTTGCGAACCTTGTTACACAAGCACAATACCAAGCATACGAAACATCTGTTGCTCGTCAATTAGTTACTGTATTCGACGCACCAATCCACACTGGTAAGAACTTACAAGTTCCAGTTTGGGATCGTGTAGTTGCAGACTTAATCACTGATGAAGCCGCAGGTTCAGCTAAACAAACTAACACAAACGCTGCCACAATCACATTGGGCGAGCATGTTGTTTACCATCAAATCACAGACATGATCCGTGACAGCGCATACAGCGATGTATTTGCACAAATCGGTGACCAATCTGGCCGCGCTATTGCTGAGTCTATGGACAAGCAAGTGTTTGCACAATTTGCATCATTAGACTACTATGATGACTTAGGTGGTGCAGGCCATGAGTTAGTTGTTGCTGACATTCTTAAAGCTGCCGCTACATTGCGTCAAGCTCGTTTGACAGGTCCTTTCTACGCTGTTGTTAGCCCAGCAAGTGCTTACAACTTGAAGAAGAACCTAACAAACACTCTTCCATATTCTGGTGCATCTGGTTTAGTTAACCCAAGCGACATTGGTAACTCAGTGTTAGGTGGTTTCTACATCGGTACATTAGCTGGTGTTGAGATCTATGAAAGTGCTTTAGTTACTACAAGCGGTACAGATGCTATCAACGCTGTATTTGCTAAGACAGCATTCGGTCACGCAATGCGTGGTTCAATCGATATGAACACATTGTATCTACCAGCTGCTCGTGCTACTGATGTAGTATTGAAAGCTGTTGCAGGTGCAACAACTCTTAACAAGTTGCATGGTGTTCGCATTACTGCTGACGCACAGATCAACTAATAGGCAAACGAGATGGCCTTCATATTTGATTCAGACAGCAATGTGATATCTTTTGCAGAGTATCAAGATGTTCTTGATACCGATCAAAGGGTATTTGAAAACAACGAAGGCCTCACGGATGATGTTATTGAAGAGCTTTTAGTCAAGGCAACTGGACGCATCCTCACTCAAATTAAGTATAGCGATTGGTGGAGAGATTTATATCTCCAAACTACCGTTAATCCTTCTTTTGTTAATGCGGATGATGTTCCAGATGTTAATCCAACTTCAATCATAGCAAGACAAACAGACTTTACTGATTTGTGTGTCTTTTATGCTTTGTATTATTATATCCTACCTAAGGTTGCTGACTTTAGTAAGGAAGATCATGCAGAGCGTGCCAAGATTGGATTTTACCAAGCAAAGTACCAACTATTGTTTACCGAATTAGTCAATAATGGTGATTGGTATGATGTTAATGGTGATGGAACCATAGCCAAGAAAGAAAAGCGCCCAGGTAATTTCAGGTTGCATAGAGTAAGATGAGAACAGCTATTGTCAATTATCTAAAGAACAACAAGCGACTGCTAACCCCAGTCATTGTTGCTGACATGTTGCCATTCTCGGACGACGGTCAACCATTGTATTTCAAGAACAAGAAACACATTTATGTAGATCTTGATCAAGTTAATCAGATCACTGCGTTAAATGCGTTAGACGGTTCTGGTGCTACTAATGAACATACAAATATCCGTGCGTTCCTTGTCACAGACGCAAAAAATCCGATACCAAACTACGAAACGATAGTGCAAACAGTCAAGGATGCGAGACTAACAAATGAATTGAGTGGCTTAGGTGTTACTCAAAGATTATGTACAGTCACAACACGCTACCAAGAAGATGCTGTTATAACTGAGTTCGCGTTTCATATCGTAAGACTAATACCACAATAAGGAAACTAAAATGAGTTATATTAACCCAGGCCCAGGTAGTAGTTCGCAGATCACTCTAAAGATTGATACTGCGTCTGCATCTACTATCACTGGTACACCTCCAACAGCTATCGCATTAGGTTCAGGCGCTGTAAGCGTTCCAGCCCTAATGGACATGACTGTTAAAAATGCAAACGATGTTCACACATGGAGCCAACTTGACAGTTCTGCTAAGTTGCAAGTTCCAACAACCGCTACTAACGACATTTCTATGAACTTAGTAGTAGATCCAACAACATTCTTTGGTACAACATTGAATTCAGCACAAACTGACACTGTTGCCGCTCAAGGTATTATGGGTCTAAGCCGTAATAAGACAAAGATTGCCTTCCAAGTTAAAGTTCAAGACTTAACTGGTTCAACTGGCGACTATTTGATCTACGGTCAAGGTTATATCACTGGTTTGTCACCAAGTATTTCTGCTACAGCTCCTGTTTGGGTTACTCCAATCACGATCACTGTAACAGGTGAATACATTGTGTCATCAACTGGTGGTACAGTAGCGTAATATCTAAATTAGATAGCAGGATAAGGGCTTTTTTGGCCCTTATTTTGTTTCTGCAATAAATAAGAGTGAGGAAAGATTTATGGATGTCTTAGGTAGCAAGACAGATAAGGAATTACTGGATACCTTAATTCCAGAGATAGCCAAGGCAGCGAATGAGTTGCGTTGTGCTAAAAAAGATTTAGAAAAAGTTAACGGTAGGTTATCATTCCTATTGGTATTAACTAATGAACTGATTAATAGACAGGAGATTAAAAGATGAAATTAAGCCAACTCTCGGCAAAGCCCCAACTAACCAAACTTGAAATAACCGATGAAAGCCTTGTTAAGGACTACGGTAATGGAGAGCCTATTGAGTTTTATACTTGGGATCGCCAACCATTAAATGTATTCATGGCACTTGCTGCCAACCAAGGTGAGGATCCAGCATCTATGATTGATGTTATCCGTAAACTAATCCTTGATGAGAAAGGTAATGAGATTGTAACCAAAGATGCAAATCTTCCAAGT